ATTTTGAATTAAGAGATTTTTCCCATCTTATAACCCACGGACGGAATAAATAAATTACGGCTTCTATTCCCTGCTCTTCGATATTTGAGAACGTCGCTTTTTCCAAGTCGCCGATTAAATGAGGAGGTACTCCGTGTATACGCGCTATCTCAGTTGCGCTGAATTTTCTTGATTCAATAAACTGAGCATCTTCTAAAGACATTCCGAGTTTTTCAAACTTAGCGCCTTCTTCTAACACCATTACGTTATGTGATTTTCCTAATCCTGAATAACCTTCTCTTATGCTTGCTTTAAATCTTTCTTTTGCGTCGTCTTTTAATGCGTTTGGATAATGTATAACCGCTCCGATATTAGTACCTTGTCCGAAAAATCTTGACCCAAACTCTTCAGCCGCTAAACCGAAACCGAAACTCTGCCTGAATAATTGAATAGGTGAAAATGAGTTTATACCGTCAAACCCCAGACCCGGAACATGCAATATTTTATACGCCGGTAAAATAACGCCCTGATTTTGAAAATGATACTCAATCGGGCTGTATTCGTCTTTTCTTTTCGGCGTGACAACACCCGGCGCGATTGGATATATTTCGCATACGTCGCCGTTATTATCAAATACAATCTCTGCGAAAGCCTTTCCGCGATTTAAAACTTGCGCCTGCATTGCTTCTATCATCGAGAATGAAGTCATTTCTTTATTCGGCGTTTCGCGTAACAACCGCGCTACAGGATGGTCGTTTCTGATTATCTTTCCGGTTGCCGTTCTTTCGTAAACGTGTATCGGAAGAGAGGCAAGTGTAGACGCAATTAAACGAACGCAAGCGAAATGAGCTGTCAATCCCATAACTCTGTTTTCAGAGACCATCGCGCCTGATACAGACGGCGCTCCCCAGCCGCTGTAATCTTGCGGCTTTGTTGTCGCGGTTGCTTTTCGTTTAAAAAAATCAAACAAACCCATTATATAAACATTACCCCCCGTTCATCATAAACAGATTTTTTAACAGATAACTGTAAAGTAGCCCTTCCGGCTGACATAACATTCGCGACAACTCCGTCGATACGTTTTCCGTTTGCATATCGGCGCGGTTTCATTAACATAAAATTTCCCTGCCTATCGCTTTTCAATTCCGTACATGATATCATCCAGTACATTACAGGATTATTGTTATGCGCTAATTCACCGCTCAATACAAGTCTTTCAAACTCTTTGCACAACGGCGGCATCATTCTCCAGCTCTGCTGTATCGGTATCATTGTAAAACCGTCGTCTGTTAGATGGTTAACTGTCTGTTGTGCATTAAACGGATCGAAACAAAATTCTTTTAAATCATAAAGAGAAGCGAAACGGCGGATATCATCCTCGATGTAATCCTGATGTGTTACGTTTCCGTGCGTTGTTTGAATTAATCCCTGTTCAATCCATAATCTGTAAGGCACTTTGTCGACGTCTTCTTTTTCCTGTACCAATTCTTCAGGGATATAAAATCTGTAAATATTTTTATAAGGCTCCCCTTCCGTTATCGGCGGGAATGTAAAACACAACGCGGTTATATCCTGCGTGCTTGCTAAGTCCATAGCGCCGTAACATTCGCGACCTAGCAACTCCTCTTCAGTGTATGTAACATTTCCGCATTTTTTCCACGCGTCAAAACTTATCCAGCCTAAAATCGATTTGCACCAGATATTCAAGCGTTTAGTTTTTATGTTCGTGATTTTTGTTGTAGAAGAAGCGGCAAGCGTTACCTGCTCTTGAAGTCTTATTTTGTCAACCGATACGTCGAGGTTTGGATTTGCTTTGATCCACGTATTTGGATCTTTCCAGTCGTCGTTTTCGTCTAACGTGTAAATTATTCCGAAAAAATTATCAACAAACGGAATTATACCTTCAAGCATTTTTTTCAAGTGTTCGTGCTCTTCCATGCACGGTCCTGTATAATTAGTACCGGCTGTTGTGATAATTATAATTAGCGGCTGTTTTCGCGCTCCCATACCGCTCTCAATTACGTCAATCAAACCAGCGTCAGGGTGTGCATGGTATTCGTCAATAACCGCAAAAGAAGGATTTAATCCGTCTTCTGTCTTGCTGTCTCTTCCGAGAGGTCTCATAACAGCGGCTGTTTTCGGTATGACAATGTGATTTTTACTGTTATATTTTTTTGAAATAGTTTTTAATGTCGTGTTACGTTGTATCTGCCTGTCAGCCTCGTCCCATGCTTGTTTAGCCTGCTGCTGTTTAGTCGCTGCAAAATATATTTCAGGACCGACTTCTTTCGGACTATCTGCGAAAAAATGATAATTTGCAAGAGCCGCGGCAAGTGATGTTTTTCCGTTCTTGCGTGCTACCTCGATGTAAGCGCGTGTAAATCGTCGGAAGCCGTCTTTGTTTCTCCAACCTTCCATTTCCCATATCAAAAACTGCTGCCAAGGTTCGAGTTTTATTTTAATATCGTCGTGTAACACTTTGTTTGCAAAATCGCCTTTTGTATGTTCGAGCAGTTGAATAAAATCAATCGCGCGTTTTGCGGCGCTTTCGTCGAAGTGATACGGAAAGTCTTTTTTGCCGATACGCTTTATATCATCGACGTGTCTTTTAACCGCAAGTTTTACCCACTTACAGGCTACAACCTTTCCGGATGTAACGTCTTTGATATAATTCTCCGCGGTATAATCTGCCATTAGAATACCGCCCGTGAAAATAAAAATCGTGAAAAATAAAATAACATTACGCACTCAACTCCTCCATTTTTTTAGTATCCTCATCTTTATCTTTTTCTTTTGTTAAACCTAATCTATTTCGGTCGGCAGGCGTTAAACCAAAAAGCGACATCATTTTTTGACACGCGGTAAAACTTTTAAACATCGTTTGAGCTGTTGTTGACATTCCGCCGTGTGACTCGTTTTCCAATAAAGATGGATTATTGCTTATTTCTATAGCGCATTTTTTCCATAAACCAAAATTTAAACATAGTTTTTCAAAAGCGAAAATATCAACGGTTTCAATAATTCCCGGTTTTTCAAACTCTTTCAGTAAAGTCACCCACATGTCTTTTGAATATGAATTAAAATAATCAGGCGGCGGCGTTGTTGCACATAACGCTTCATATTTCGGCTCGTTTTTATTTTCGCGGTGTTTTCTGTTTGTACCTTGCGCTTTTTTTTGCGCCGTGGGTAATCGCGGTCTACCTGCCATCACAAACCCCCTGCGCAATTTTGGTCGAGTGAATGTTTACCTTTACCTTATCGGTGTCCGCTCCAACCTCCAGAGATTTGACCCCCCTACCCCTCTGCCGCGCCGTTTCGCGCGAATGGTCTCGATGTAACATAGGCGTTAGGTGATATTTTCTGTGACCAGGTTCTACTGCTGGATTATAAGGCGGTTCGTGATGCACGTCGTATAAATGCCATAACTCTACAGGAATACCGGCAGCGCGTTTAACATCGGCGCTTATGGATTTCCACTGTCGACCATAGATTTTATTTTTATCAGGGTTTGGTTTATAGTCTGCAAAAGTTCTTACTGGAGGGTTATAAAAATGCGCGTGGGTTGCGCAATAGCCTGAATTGACTAAGGCGGTGCAACCGGAGAAAAGACAAGGTTTCTGTGCTTTACGCGGCAATTAAACTCTCTTTTCAACGGTTGATGATCTTATACAACATTTCTTTTTTTTTGTCAAGCGTTTTTTTAAAAAAATCAAAAAAAATGTCTATGATGTATTATTTTTCGCCCAGCTGTATTATTTTAAATAGATCATGGCGTAAGTCGTTACTACATAAGGAGTTACGTAACGGGCATGATCTATTTTGCCATTTTGCTTAAAACTCCTATACGCACACACATTTAGAAAGTTTCAGCAAATTACCGAAATAGATCATGGAACGCTGTAAGTCGTTACTACATAAGGAGTTACGTCATGATCTATTTTGTCATATATGATCTATTTTTCAACTAAAAAATTGTAGTTTATTAACATTAGAAATATTATACATATTATGATATTATTATTATAAAAAAAATACCGCTCTCAGGCGGTATTTTACTCATTAATTTTCATTCCAATATACTCCCAGCCGTGACATGTTCGTATTTTATCGACATCTCGCTCTGATACTTTTCTGCCAAATAAGTTACTACTCATAGCCTTTTCTTTACGCGCTGCCGACCATTCAACATATTTGTTATAAAGTGCCGACGTCAATACAGTGTTGTGTTCACTGTCTGTAGTACACTCTTCTAAAAATTGCGCTATAGCATCCTCACTCCTTATGTAATTCTCTGTTGCGCTGTCAATTATTTTGCACGGCGGAAAGCCGCAAGTATTTGCGTTTTCAATATAAACCTTCGCTTCTTGAATTAAATGCCATAATATTTGAGGCGCTTCTTTCAATAACCTGTCTTCAAGACCGCGGTCTTCACGTCCTGCAAACTTAGCCTTGAAAGGAATATATCGCAATCTCGATTTAATAGCCTGACTTGATTCCGGCAATTTTAATATAGGATTTGAAGAAAATGTCAATTTAACAATAGGTCTAAACGTGAAAGGGTCTTTGTATTTTTTTTCCGCAACAACCTCATCACCGCCGGTTATTGTTTTTAACGCTTTAATATTTAACACACCTGAAGAAACATCGGACGCAAAACCTGAACGTATACCATAAAGATCTGCCATTGCATGTTTCACATTGCTGTTTTTTTCTTTTATAATTATATCCTCATCAATCTCTCTTCCGTAACCTCCCATTATCTGTCTCATTAAATGTATTAAAGTTCCTTTTCCATTACGACCGCCGCCGTGGAAGTTTACGAAATAAGCGGCACGGGTATCACCTGTAAGACAATAACCAAACCAGCGCATAATCCACGCACTTAAATCTCTATCACCTAACGTAATTTCGTTTAAAAACTTTACAAAATTATACGGTATACCTTCTTCAGGTTTAAAACCTGTTGTTTTTAAATATCTGTGTTCAGGCACACTCGGTCCATGTTGCCCTGTTCTTAAATCGTATGTTTCTCCCATGCAGTTTATTAAATAAGGATTTCTATCAAACTCATTCGATATTAAATAAAGGCTCTCATGGCTTTCAAGTATTTTTTTTATATGTCTCATACTCGGCTCTGTAACCGCGGCTTTTGCGAAATTAAGATATTCTTTTATATCGTCGAAGTGTCCTCTGAAATCGTAACGCTGCCGTGCTAATACTTTTAGACAATAATTTAAAATAACTTCTCCCATGTCGTCGCGAAAATATCCCTTATTTTGATCATACGCTAACCAGCCTTGACCGCTTGTATAACATAATAAACCGTCTAAAACATGTTCCGCAGCTCTTGCTTGCCCTTCTTCGGTCGGATGATAATCATTTATGTCTATTCTAGAAATTGCGTTGTTAATATGATATTTATATGAATCAAAGAATTCTTTTGTCTCACTTCTTTCTCTTATGCTTAATATATTCCGCGCGCCCTCAATTTCTTCTTTTGATAATATTTCGCTAAAAGCACTTGCTTCTCGTTTTTTTTTAATATCATGTGCTGCAAGTTCTTCAGCCACGTATCTGTCTTGACCGAGTTCAATTAATTTTTTAACAATATTCTCAAAAGCCGACATCTCTTCTTTTGAGAAGCCGATTGTAAGAGATGTTTGATGTTCTTGCAAGCGACCTCCCTTGAGAGGTCAATACAGACGTTACGCGAAATAATATCTGTATACCGATAATTAATCGGCTATCATTAACTTCTCTAGTTTTGCGCCGATACTTCTTACGTCGACGGCTTCTTTTCCGTGACTATATCGCTCAAGCATTTTGCTGTCTTTATGCCGGCTCAATGTCATTGTTTCAAAATCCGACAAGCCGGCAACCCTGCACGCTGTAACAAAACTATGTCGTAATGAATGATATACTATGTTGCGCTCTTTACGTTGAGTTTTATCTATATCTATTTGAGACAATTCGGCGTCAAGCGCGTTCCATAAAAATTCTCTGCTTATAGGTTTATAAGGTACTATTGACATTACAAAATCGTCAAGCCCCGTAAGCGGCGATATTTTGTGTAATTCGTTGATTAAACCCGCAACCATCCGCGGCATCGGCACGTATCCTTCAGAACCACATTTACACGGCTTTAAACCCTCTTTTTCCTGCCAATTATGTTGTATATGAATAATACCATCGGATATATCACCCCACTTCAAGCCCCGTACTTCTCCCATACGCATTGAACAGTATAACGGCAAATAAATCGCAAGCCTTACCCTTGGATCCATTACAGGTACTTCAATTAATTTTTTAATTTCAGCCGGCGTCAATATACCGCGGCGTTTTTCTTTATGTGCTGCTCTCTGCACGCCATTAAACGGGTCGATTGGTATAACATCATCGGCAAACGCTCTTTTTATAGGAACACGTAAAGCAAGCATTGCGCCGTTTATCGAACGCCCTGAATAACCCTGCTCAGCAAGCCATAACTTCCATTGCCGGATAATCGGCTTTGTCAGTTCGCTTAATGATATGTTTTTAAAACCATCGAACGTATTAATTTTATTTTTAATAATCTGTCGGTTTGTTAAAAGGTAATGATTTGAAAGAGGTTTGTGTTCTAACGCGGCTTTCTCTCTTACGTATTCGCTGTCAGGCTGCCAAAAGTTTTCAACATATTCAAGCAGCGGTATATTTGCAATATTTTTAACATTCGATGTTTCTAAACTTCTTTCTGCTTCATATTTTTCCGCCGCTTTCAAAGCTTCGTCGCGTCGCTCTTTTTTACCTTCAACAAGGACACCAAGAGCGCGTGAAAAATACTTCCGCTTATCTTTATCCCAAAAACGCCCGTACCACTTCCCACGGTGCTTATATAGCGTCGGTTTACGAGTTTTAATATGTGACATTTTAATTTTTACAGATATTACGCAAAAGTATCACCAGAGTATCACCGCTCTGTTTTTACACTAATATATAACGCTCAACAATATAGAAAGAAAAACAGTAAAATATCAATATTATATTGAGCTACTCGACCGTTCTTTAACAAAAGTGCATTTATCATTCTTTAAAAAGAAGAAAACGATTTTTTCTCAGCCAAACCAAAAAGCGCACAAAGAACGGAACATCTTCCTTCTTCGTGCGCCTCTTGCGGCTTTGCTGTTTTAAACTAATAATTACAAGCTGATCATCGCAAAAACCATGGTAAAGAGCGCAACAGTTTCTGCGATACCCATTACTGTGTAGTACTGCGCGAAGCCTTTACCCGTTTCACCGAGAGCGTCAACCGCGACGGCACCAATCTTTCCCTGCACAACGGCGGTAAACATTATTGTTATACCTGCCACTAAACCAAACACCAAAAGAAATAATCCTTTGTCAGGGTCAACCGCAGCCGCTCCCATCATTGCGTTCATCAGGATATAACCATAAAAAGTCTGGGTTAAAGGGTTACCGGTAAAAGCAAGCATGA